AAGGTTGCACTATGGATCAGTGGATAGCAGCCGTAGCACTTTTTTCGTGTTGTGCAAGTTTAAATACACTGCTTTATGTGGGCGTGCAGCCAACTTCAAATATATTTATTGATACCTATTGACATCCTTTGAGGATGTGTATAATCCAAACTGTTGTAGTCGTGTGCAACAGTTGAGAACCGTTACTCATGCATTGGCCTCCCTCGCCGGAGGACACGACCCAGTGCAGTAGTAACGGTTTTTTTATTGCCCGACCTCAGCCGTACTCCGAGCGTTATATAAGCACCTGCATGGGTGGCGCGGAAGGAAACACCGGCACTGGTACACCCCCAGATATACGCCGTCCAGCCTGTTAGCGAGGGACTGGGGAAGATAGCGCGGCCAGCGGTGAGACAAACGCCTATCGACGAATCGCTACCGTCATGGTTTGCTAGGAGGGGACACCACAGTGCCCCTCTGGGCAGGGAGTGAACAGCCTCGGCTATCACCCTTGGGAGACCTATGTCTTTTTTCCCTTATCGTTTTTCCCTATCTACATTTACTTACCGATAGTTATAATTGTGTGTGCATATGTGTAGATATGTGTAGAATCCATCACATAGGAGGCAGCATGGATCATATAACTGACTTTGCGATATTGATGGGACAGATAGCGGTAATCACTTTGGCGGCAATTATTTGGAGGTATATATGAATGCATTTCATCCTGACTACATCAGGACTTTTCACCCGCAGTGCTTATCTGATTTCAGGGCTGAGGCACATCAGATATCACAGGGCAAGGTGAACGGGCAGAAAGCTCGGCACACGCGGGAGTCGGTGAAGGGTGTGACTAATCTCAAAGCATTTCCACAGACAAGGAGAAGAGGATGAATCAGCCAGCATTTCCAGTTGAAGTTATCTACACGCAAGAGAACGAAATGTTCAATGGCATGACCTTGCGTGATTACTTTGCGGCTAGGGCTATGCAAGTGGTTATGCCATCCGTTATTGCTGAACTTCAACGCAAATCTTATTCAGATGAAAAAACAAAACTATTAAAAAACACATCTGCTGAAGCCTGTTATGGCATGGCAGACGCAATGATGAAAGCGAGGGAAGCATGACACCAACAAACAAACTGCGTTTTGTTGAGCGATTCCACCAAACAAGCATAGATGGCAGTGGCGTTGCCACAGGCGTGAAAATTCGCATTCTTCAGCAATGGTGGGAAAACAGCATGACTATTAACCTTGGCTGGACTGGAGATATGCCAATTGGACTGGCAAAAGGCGAATGGCGTGATGTACCAATAGAAAAGGAATAAGCAATGACAGACGAAGAAGCAATGAAATGCATAGACTACATAAGAGACAACGCCCCTAAGTTTGCAGAGGCTGAATCCAACGTGGTGTACATCGAGAACTATTTGAAATCTTTGAAATCAGAACTGATGGCAGAGGAGTCAGGTACGCTAGGCGCAAAGGAAGCATTTGCTTATTCACATGCACGATATATTGAACAACTTCAAGGACTTAGAGAAGCTGTGGCTATCAAGACAGAGATCAAGTGGCGCATGGAAGCAGCAAAGTTGAAGTTTGAATTCTGGAAGACCCAACAATTTAACAACAGAGTAGAAGCGAGGGCTATGTCGTGATAGAAGAAGAATACAAAACATGGTGGCACAACGAAGGCAGTGGAATATTGCCATTGCCAAACGAAGACATGGAAGAATTTGCCCATCGCATGACTCAAATTGCGTGGTCAAACGGGGCGTTTAAAGAGCGTGAGGCGTGTGCAAAGTTAATTGAATCACATGGGTCAACATTGGTTAATGGTTTTATGCTTACAGAAGCAATCAGAGAAAGGGGACAAGCATGACAGCCGCATACTTTGAAGACCATCCTACAGACCCTGACAAGGTTATCTTGCGTAAGCCAAGACATGAAGATGACGATGACATTCAAGCCTATGTAAAGCCTTGGGTTGGTTTAACAGAAGAAGAAATCAAAGAGTGCTTCACGATTACTCCCGACCAATATTTGCATTGGCACATTTACAAAAGAATAGAACAAGCCTTAAAGGATAAAAACACATGAGTGGACTGCAATACTTCTTTCTAGGAACTATCTTTGGCCTCATCATGCCAATACTTATGGTCGCTGTGCAAATAGCAATAAAAAAACTGGAATCAAATGTATAGAGATGCTGATCTACTAAAGCTTGCCCAAGGGGCAGAGTGCCTACTAAAGTGCCATCCATACTGCATGGGTGACGAAGGCTCCACAACGGTGGCAGCACATAGCAATCAATTGATACATGGCAAAGGCCGTGGATTGAAGGCTGACGACTGTATGAGCGTGTGGGCATGCACTCGTTGCCATGATTGGCTAGACAGTGGTGGTGAATTAACCAAGAGACAAAAGGCCAAGATATTCGATGATGGCTGGTATCGTCAGGTAGGCGAATGGCATAAAATTGCAGACAACCCACTCTTAAAGCCTTGGAAAGTAGAAGCTGCCGAGAGAGTTCTGAAACACATTGGAGCACCACGATGAACCCAATCGGTGAATTTATCCTTACATTGCTACACGCAGTAACCAACACCCATATCCTCCATTGGAAAGCTTTAGTAAAAAAGAACTATCCTGAACATGTAATCTTGGGTAAGTTCTATCCTGATTTGGACAAACTGGTGGATAGCCTGATGGAATCCATGATGGGTGGCTATGACATACCTCCTGACTTCCCTGATGAATACTACCGTCCTGCCAGTACTAGCATCGATGAATTGACAGAGCTTAAAGAGTTCATCAAAGACAATCGTTTTGAACTGCCTAATCAATCTGAGATACAGAATCAGGTAGATGAAATCGCAGCCTTGATCAACCAAACATTAGCCCTTTTAAAAAGTAGCCCCGAAAAAAAATAAGGGGGGTCCTTTTTTTCGAAATTTGCAGCAAGCCTTATAGGACGTTAAGCCAGCATTCGAGGATGTCAACGCAGAGCTTTTTCTGGCTTTCCACTCTGCCCAAGCCGAAGACCAAATCGAGTCCTATTTTTTTAGGGTGGCCTCTTTTTTTGAGGGGGGGGTCCTCATGTACGCGCACACACACGCACGCGCACGCACATCATGTGCACGCACGCACACGCGCACACGCGCACACATGCGCGCATCGCACGCGCATCGTGCGTTTAATCAGTAGATTTTTCCCTAGAATGCTTTGCAATTAAAAACCCAGCTCAAAAATAGCTCTAAAACGCATTAAAACGGCCTTTAAAACGCTTTTTTATAGTCACTGATACATATAGTGCCAAATGACACAAAAGCCGTTTAAAGCGCGTTTAATACATTCAATCAAAAAACACACGCACACGCTACCGCATGGGCCACACGGTCCCAGCCAGCCGCACGCACACAGCAGCCAGCCACACACAGCCACCAGCGCGGCAGCCATGCACCAGCAGCACACAGAGCCAGCCATGCGGCAGCCAGCCAGCAGCAGCCAGCTACAGACGAAAAAAAAGCCAGCGCGAAGCTGGCCCGTATCAGTACCCCTTATGTCGCAAGATCACACGCACGGCAGCCAGCCGCTGTGTCTCTGCTGGTGTGTTTAAATATTGCAGCATAGACAGTGCGCGTCTGATAGCTATCAATTCCCAGCGTGGCAGATCGCCCACAATATCCCGTGCTTGAAATAACGTCATTTTTAGCCCCTTAATTTCCGTGTTTTTCTTTTAGCCACAATGTCTCTGTGTCTGTGTCTATCCATGCGCGATCAATGCTGCAATTTTTTAGCATGTCGCATGCATAAAAATGTTTTTCAGCTTCGCTGATAGTCTTAAAAGACAATTCCCATGCGTGTTTATTTGTAAAAACCCAGTGCAAAATTATCATTTTTAACCCCTTAGTGCATTGCAATTGCAATTGTTTTAAATTTCATTTGTGGCAGTCCACACGCATGCCCAGCCCCAGTGCATGTGCCGCATGTGCCGGGACACGGGAAAATTTTCACATGTGGCATAGCAGCGCGAAGCTTTGCATTTATCTCTGGTGTACCGTGCTGGCTGGCTGTTACTTTCTGGCCTATGCTTACAGCTATAAATTCCCCCCTAGTAATTGGCAGACGTTTTACATGCTCTACCATGGCGGCACTGGCATTGTGTCCGCTGCTGATATTTAGCATGTAATTTGTGGGCCAAATGTGCCCAGCTGTGTCATAACCCAGCAGCAGCGCGAAGCTTTTACTGTACCCATACGCACGGACCGTAGGCTGTAGCTTGATGTGTGTCATCCAAAAATGTAGATCGCCCACACTAGAAAAATCACCGTCAACGTACAGACGAAAATCAAAGCCGCTGGGGCTGCTGTCTGCCAGATTATCAAAGGCCGAGCTGATAGCGTACCGATTAAAACGCATAAGCCATGCATTCTGAGCCATGCGAGCAAATGCTGCCGGATAACGCCACGCACGGTAGCTGTAGCAAAAATTGATACATTCACCAGCGCCGGGACATGTAACGCCGGGCAGTGTAGAAAATGACACGAAGGGCAGCTTTGAATTGCCACCCAGTGCAAAAATAGAAAATCTAGGGTTGCCGTCTGCAAATGTGTCTGCCAGCTTTGCAAATGCTTTTTGCCAGCCAGTGCCTGAGAAATTGTCGTCAATTTGCAATTGATAAAGGGCCTTAGATATCGATTGTGTGTCGCCCGTCTGTATACATTCAGCCAGCACAGCCAGCTTTGAGAATTTAGGCGCTTTTTTAAATACTTTGCTTTGCATGTGTGGCAGTGCGTGCCATGCGTAGCAGTGCGCGTGTATGCTTACCAAATGCGAATGATTCTCGTTTGTATCTGTGTGTGTAGGCATGCTGTGCGTGTGCTGCCAGCCTATGTGAGCCGGTAATGCGATTGATTCTCGTTTGCATGTAGGGGTTTGCTTTTTATCCGCTGGCGGCAGCTATCATTTCAGCGTATTTGATAGATTCTCTTTATGTGTCTTTCCCTATATCTGCCTATACATGCAGTGGACACACAGCCTCTGGGTTTCCCTTTATTCGCGCGGCCTGCAGCCTCATTAGGCATTTGTACACACTGGCTCTCTAGTGCCTTTATTTACCCTACACATACAACACACACAGCCTCTGGGTTTTCTCTTTTCTTTTTTGCCTGCTGTGCATATCTTGATTAACTAAACCTATCAAGTATTTACTACTGATAGAAACAATTATCTATATATTAGGGTTTACGTGTATAGTCTTTAGGCTGTATAGTCGTTATATTCTAGTCACTGGTTCAGTAGTTGGACCGGTAAACAAAAGAGGCACAGCATGACACTAGCAGACCAGATCAGAGCACTAGAGGCAGCTATCACACGCATAGAACACGATAGCTCCAATGTAATAGGTGGAGATAAAGCCTATCACTCTGGTGCACAGACGTTTTTGAAGCCAGCAGCACAGCGCAAGCTTGCAAAGCTGAATAAAGAACTAGATCGCTTGCTAGATCAGTGTGAAGCTTAATTTTTAACCCGTAAAGCAAAGGGAATATTGATATGACAACACTAGTATTAACACCATCAATTGCAGCCATGTCCGATGAATTAGGCGCGATCACTGCAGAGATAAAGCGGCTTACAGCACAAAAGGACGCTATAGCTGCAGAGCTAAAGGAGCATGGTATCGGCACATACGCTGGCAGCGTGTGGAAAACGTCCGTCTTTTATACAGCAGCCAGCACGGCAGTGGACTATAAAAAGTATTTGGCAGATAAAGCTATCACGCTGACAGATGACGAAGTCACAGCCTACACAGTGACAACACGCGCTGGTTATCTCTCAGCAAAATCTACCAAAGCATAAGGGGCATATATGTATTTTGATCGATTCGACATTTGCGAAGCTTATTTTTTAGCTTTATCGCACTGCCATGCGGGC